TGCGCCGAAATCTGTAAGTACTGAACCCAGCCAAAAGAAAGCTGTTTATGCTCGTCGAGCAACGGTGTTTCCGTCGGCGCGCGGAACGGCGATTGCAGCGTCGTGATGTTCGCCGCCATGCTACGCGACCTCCGCCATCTGATGCAGCAAACGTTTGCGCGGTGATGGCTGCGTCTTAGGATTAACGTAAGCGTCAATAAATCTCCATGGAACTGGATCGCTCGCAGAAACTTCGAACACCATGTCGCGTGCTCGCCCAAGTCTGCGGAACACGGCGCGCTGACTATATTTGCCAGCCTTACCGCAATCCACCATTCGCATCTGGCCGTAAGTGTGCCCGCCGTCACGCGAGCAGCATAGCATGAGAGTTGGGCTACGATCATTGCCTGCGCCGTCTTTTAACGGCGGCTCTGGCCCTAGGCCAGTTTCTAGATAAATCTCCAGTGCGCTGTAACGCATCCATTGATGCTCGACGTTGATGTGCGGCGCGCGGCGCAACCGGTGAATCGGCGCGCCGTTGTCAGTGACGAAGTTCCATCCTCCGCCAGCCTGCACGGGAGACGACATCTGGTACGTCTTCCCACTCTGGCGGTCGCCAACGAGATGCTTCCCGAAGTTGTACGTGTGACAGATCGGCAGCGCAGCTTGAAACGCTCCGAGCTGCGCGTTCCAAAAACCAAGTTTATGCCACAGCCCGGTTGATATGTCATAAGCCCACGTCGTTTGCGCGGTCGGGAACGTGATCCGCCAGATGGAATGACCGTTCTCTTGATACACGAGCGAGCGTGCATCGGAAATCTTCGCGTACTGCTGCCACGCCGTTTCGACGGCGTGCGTCGAGATGCGTTGGAACGTGAAGCCGTTCGTGCGGAACGCCATCGCCGCGCCTTGATCGTTGCGCTGCCCGATCAAGAAGATCGCGTTGTCAAGCTGTGACATCGCGAACGGCGCGCCGCAACCTTGCTCGATGAAGCCGCTAGGCATCGCCGCGAGCGGGAACGGGAACGCTCCGACGTTGTAATCAACTTCAGTCGCCTTCGCTCCGGCAAGCCACAGAAAGCGATGATCGTTGATCATCCCGATCACGTTGTCAGCGAACGTGTTGATCGTCTTTATCGCCAATGGCGGCCATGTCGTCGCATCGAAAGCGTTCGAAGCATATACGGTCTGCGAAGACGCAACGAGCAAGAAGAAAAACCCATCGATGTACGAGATTTGCGTCACGGATTGCGGTGCCCACGGCACGCCTGCGACTTGCTGAAACGTTCCCGCGATGATAGTGGGAAACAACTGCGTCACAAGCTGATACTCGTAAAGATTCCCCGCACTGACGACTGCTAACTGCTGCGGGCAAGCAGCAAAGCTAACAGGCCCGCCATCATTACCGACGTTTCCTAATGCGGCTGTGTTCCCGTTCGCCAGTTCTTCATATAGCGTCGCGTCGACGACTTTGAACGTGCGGCCAGCGCTCGGACCTGTCGTGATCGTGAAATTTCCACGCACTTGATTGCCGCCAGGATTGTTGAAAAGCGAAAGGCCGGGAGTCGAATAGAGCGTCATCGCCGAGACGCCCAACTCATCTTCAACTCGTTCGGGCAAAAGGTTAATACACTCATCAGCCGCAGCATTGGGCGACTGCGATGTATAAGTACCCGTAGAAGTGAAACCGAATCGGCTCATTTAATCATTCGTCTGTTTCGAAATGTAATTCCAATCACTTCTCTTCCCGCCTTGCCGCCCACCGGGTATCCCTGCGTCGCGCGTCCCGAACTGCGGCGACGCGATGTTCAAGTTCGTGAAGCGCCGCAACGCCGCGCGCTTGAGCTGCTCCAGCCCTGCCGTCCACGGCAAGTCAAAGTCTGGCGCGATCATCTCCGCAAGCGAGTAAACGAACGACATCAGCCCACCAGGAGGAAGCGAAACCGTGTCCGCTAGCTGATACTGCAAGAGCAGCGTTTGCAGCAAGAGTTCGAGCGGGTAAGCAATCTTCGGGACAACCCAAAGGAACATCGCGCCGTTCGGAAAATCCGGCTCGTAATACATGTCGTTCGGCGTGACGCTCGCCACACCGGGAGCTTTTTTTGACGCCCACCATTTGCCTTTGTCTTGATGCACGCGAACTGAGAGTCGCACCGTCGTCTGCCCGATCCATGGCGGACCAGCGAGCGCGTTCAGCAAGATGTTCGCGTCGAGGATTTTCACTGGCCGCTGAAGGATTCCCGCTGCTTGATTGAAGTTCACCGTGCCAGTTGGCCCGATCAAATGCGGTTGAAGGTTCGGAGTTATCAGCCCCGTGAAAAACGTGTTCGCCCAGACGTATTTCCCCTCGGCGTTCCACGAATCGATGAGGATGTTCGCTTGCGCTTGAACGTCGCTCGCTTCGTTGCCTTCGGGTATCTCCGTCGGATCAATCGCGCCGATCTTCACCATCGCCATCTTGCAAACGTCGAGCAGCTTGAACGTGCCAGTGCCACCAGGATTGAGATACGATCCTGCTGGACCGCCAGGTCCTGCTGGTGGCAATACTGGCATCTAATGCGCGCCTTTCTATGCTGCGAGCAAAATTACGCCGCCGCTGTTTCCGCTGCTCGCTCTTCTTCTTTCTTTTTCAGTTCCGCGTCGAGTTCGCGCTGCAAGCGCTTAATGTTCTCATCGCGCGGAGTAGCGCCGCGTTGCAATTTGTCGATGTGCTTTTGCATAGGCTTCGTCGCCCAGCCCTTCTGCTTGAGCACTTCAGTGCGTTCTTCTTCGTCTTCGACGCTCTTGACGATTCCGCTTTCGTGATAGAGCAGCTGCGGGAAAGCGCCGGCGGGAGGGATTTGCGCGAAATGGTCAGGCGGCTTCGCGATGCACAGCGCTTTCAGTTTCGCGTCGAACGGCGATTCTCCTTCGTTGATCATGTGCGTCATCGTGCGTTCCATGTTCTCGTCGATGCGCTTGTCTGCTTTCCCGTTCGCGTCTTGAAACGCTTCGGGGAATTGCTGCTTGCACTCTTTGACGGTGAGACGCTTTTTCTTGGCCATTGGTTTTCTCCTTACGCTAATCCAACGGCGGTGAAACCTTGACCGATTATTTGCCACACGCCGTTATAAGCTCGCAAAAGAACTCCGCCACCCTTGAAAGCTGGAAACGTGATGACGGTCTTCACAGCAACTCCGGCAGCGATGATCGCCGCAGGGCAAGTGATCGTGTGCGCGAAAAGAGTGTCCGAAAACACGCCAATCGTCACGCCATCGTCGATGCCGACACGCGGAGCTGCGAGCGTCATCGCGTTTATCTGGCCGGTTTTGACGATGTAATTCCCGCCAACTTGAGGATTGATGACATCCGTAGTGCCGGAAAGCTCTATTGGACCGGCCTGGAGAGGATCGGTGTCAATCAAATCTTGCTGCGCATCGGCTGAATATGCGCCGCCTACGCTGCGCGCACCAACACCGCGCGGACCTGTAATGATGCTTGGCTGCCGTGGCGTTTGAATCTGAGTCATTGCTCTTCTCCTAATCTAAGAAAAAAGTGAGGGAGCGCCGGAAACAGCACGCTCCCGTCTGTTGAATTGTTTAAGCGATACGGCTCGGTACCCACTTCGACGTTGCCGCGTTCCAGCACCACGTGACAGGCACGCTGTTGCCTGCCGTCACGGTTCCGGCGGTAGAGATGTTCCCCGCCGCCGTCCATGTCCATACGCCTGTTGGGATCGTCACGAAGCAACCGCCTCCCGAAGCCGTCCCGTTAAAACCTATCGGGATTGCCCAAGTGACGATTGCAGCCGTGCCTGAGACGGTGAACAACGGTCCAGTTGGAGTATTCGTTCCAGCGCCGGAAACGATGGCAGCTGTCGCCATCAAGTTGTCTTGACCGGCGTTATTCCAGCTTGGAACCCACGTGCCAGTAACAGATGAACAAAGCCACTGCCCTCCGGTACGGATGTTGAGCCACGGAGAGACAACGACGTTCGCCGCCGTGCAAGCGACGCCAGAAATTCCGCCGCTAGCGGTCGGTATCCCGC